TTAGTTTTTTCTTTTCTTTTTTGATACAGATTTAGTTGAGGTAAGTTTTCTTTTTTGAGAGCGAAGAGATGAACCGCTTCTGGTAATTGCTGCTTGGTACATAAACTTTCTTCCAAGTGAATAATGATCAAGTTCCAAAGAGAGCTTTTCTCTTAAGTCCACAGTCCAAAAATTGTATTTTGCATAAGGATCCTCTTCACTTTTCTTAGGTTGAACAGAATCAGGACATTTAGTAGCAAGAGACTCTAAGTATCTGTATGTACTTTCAATACTATTGGGACCAGGAGGAATAAAGCCAAGGTTCCAACCTTCTAAGATATTAGGATTCATAGTGTTTATGTGAGCCAGTACTTCAGGATCAAGTTTTACAATACAAAGTTGGAAAATAAAACTAAGTTCATATTCTTCAACATGTCTACTATAATGTTTAAAATCTGTTGCTGTGTACTCAATTGTTTCTCCATTAACACTTTGAGAAATGGTAAAGTTAGTATTTCTAGTGTTGTCAACAACAGTAACAAATATATGGTTGCCCCAGCAAACACCATTGTTTTTGCCTTGAGCTCTTTGTAACCAAAACGGTCGGTTAAACAGTTGTGTATCACTGTTAACTAGTGAGCCACTTGGAGTACCGTAGTATACTATGTCAGTGGGCACTTCCATTCTTGGTGCTGCCTTACCTTTAAGTACCATATTTTCAGGAATTGGTTCCCCTAGTGTTCCCCCCTGTACAAACATATGTCTGCAATATGACTGCTCTCGCTTTCCAAACAAAAAACAGCTATCACCATATTTATCATTAGACATTTTTAGAAAGTCAGGCCACTTGCATGTTGTTGTTGATATATCTATAGGAACCTCAGCTCTAGATTCTTGTAAATTGTCAAAATTTATTGCTCCAAAGCCAATGTCACACATTTGTCCATCTTCAATTACAGAAGAAATTAATTCAAGCGGTGGGCAGTCACCTTTTGTGAATTTGGGGTCTTGGTCTACACACCTGGGAGCAATATCCCAGTGTTCACCAAGGCATGGCTCGCAGCCTATTACAAAAAGCTGTGTTTGTTTAGGATCTAAAGATACATTTTGTCTATCATCTGGGTCTTTATTTTGTGAAAATCTGTTTGGATTTTCAGTGTCCTGACTTCTATTGAATAGTGGATTTCCAGTTGTACCAAAACCTAGTGGCCCCCCTCTACCTATTTCAAGTCCTCTAACTTTCCATACAAGTCTTTCTGTTTCAGGATTATAAACATTTGGATCTGTGAGGGCAAACTTATTGGGATCTGGAAGTAAAACTCTAAAAACTCTAAATTGATTACCTGAAACTTTAGGAACTAACACTTTACCATTTGTGCCTATAACATCATAGTAAGGATTTCCTACAGTGAGGAGCCGATCACTGTTTCCATGGTAATAGATGTTAGTTGGGGTCACATAATCATCTGTGCTGAAAACCTTTCCAACTGGTTTAGGAGGTGGGAGATACAATTTTCCTTGAGGTTGCACCCAATATGCCATTCTGAAAAAAAACATAAATTAAAGTGATCTTCTTTTTCTTTTGCGCTTTCCAAATAAACTAGGATGCAGGTCATAGGTTACACCAGTTTCTTTGGTCACTATAATTGTTGGGCCATCTATGGGCGTGAGAGGAGTATTAGGATATGAACCACCAGCATCTATAGCATTTTCAGCATGTGTAACAAATACAGACTCGGCGAGGTCATCAACCACAATTGGAGCATTTGTTGTTTCCTCCAAATAACTAGTTATATCTAAACTGACCATTTGACCTCTAGTTGATTCAAAAGTTAATCTGGAATTACTGAAATCTTCATTTTGTTCATCTATTAAAACTGCTTCTTCAGGAATACTTGGGGTGCCTTCTAAATTGTTGCCATTTATAAAGGAGCTTTCAGATGAGCCCAATACAATGGTGCTATCCCCGCTTGTTTCTCCAATTGCTTGAAGCTCAATACTTGGAGGGTCGGGGGCTCTGGATATGCTGCTAACATCAAAGTAATAATGTGTTTGCCCCCCTATTCTGGTACCACTTCTAAGTCTAATAGTGCTGCGAGTGCCTAGCCTACTAACTCGTAGGCCACCTTGTGGATTTGCTGTGAAGCGTGGCCTACTTAGCTTAGTAATATCTCTAAAATCTTCATTGGGTGCAGCTACTGGCTCAGCTCCATCAGGCGGGAAATTTAAAGTTGTGTCTGGATCAAAGGCGGGATTTTCAAATTCAAATTGTACTAAGTCTTGTGGCCTTCTGAGAAAAGTGGGTGTGGTGACTTTAGACTGGGTTATTCTTCTGTTGTAAAATTCTTTAGCACGTGTGACCAGCTCAGTTACAGGGCCTCTGGGAGTGCTGGTTTTAGGACCTTCTGTAATTTCAAACTCAGAGGGTCCAAATACATCTAAAGGAATTTCTTCAAAGTGATCTCCGCTGCCACCTCCAACCACAGTTCCCCCTCCATCAGAAGAAATAATAATGCTGTCTCCTAGGCTAGCTTCTCCAGGGGTTGGGGTAGAGTGTGTTACTGCAACAAAGGATGCATTATTATATTGGGATCTGCTTACAACTCTGCGTCCAGCAGAGCTAGATGACGACCCTCCCCCAACCTCTAATATGGCCACACTGTCATCTGAGCCAGATGACACGGTGGGAGCTCCTGAGGGCCCAGGGGCTATTCCACCCTCTGCTATAATTTCCTCTTCAATAACATTTGGAGGTGGACCTTCTTCTAAAGGTATAATAGATGGCGTTTCACTTGTGATGTTTGAATCAATTGTTACAATATCAGTTGGACCCACAGGTTCCACTGGAACATTAGGCCTTAAAACACTTGGCCTGGAACCTACTGTTACAGTGTCTGAACTCCCCCCTCCCAGTGGTCTGTACCCAGTTGAACCCCCAGTTCCCTTGCCCGTGCCAATTCCCAGCCCTCCCAAATAAACAAGACTTCCCCCAATCTGAAGAATTTTGTCAGCAGGTGTTTTGTTTTCATATTTATTGACCACGTCTGGAATACAATCTCCGCCAGCCACACAGTGCTTGTACAAGTTTGAGGCCGAGTCTCTTTTAACCCGCTTTGCCCTGGGTGCCATCTTAAAAGAAGTAGGGGTGTTAGGAGGGTTAGTAGGTTAGTATGCTGTAGTGCTGCAATATGCTCTGCATGTGTTCTGTTATTTTTTATAAAAGTAAAAAAATCTAAAAAAAAACAATATAAAACAACAGTGCAACAATTGCAAGATATACACGTGATTATAAAAGTTGAAATGATACAGGTTAACATCACATAGCATCCAAACTGCCCAATGACAGTTCTACTCCGCGAGGTACTTTAACATTTTCCAAAAATGTTTGCCTTTGTGCTATACTTGCAAACGTTACAATCATTCGAGGCCTACCTATTCTACTGTTGCCTTCCCCATCCCCACACCATGAAAAGCCAGTACTAGCAACACAGAAATATTTGTGATGCTTTCGGCGCAAGCGAAGTCTCCAACATTTGAGACCATTGCCAGGACCCCTAAAAACTATGATGGGGGTGACCTCGGGGGAAGACCCACTGTTCTCCTTAACTTGTCCAGCTCCCCATTGATCTTGTCCTGTAACCGATCTAAATCGTCCCCCCAAGTTTGCATAAGAGACGCAAGGAGAGAGTCTGGGTGGCGGCCCTCCTGACTTTCGTCCTCTGTTTCCGAGTCCTCTTCCTCGTCCTCCTCGTCCTCCTCGTCCTCGTCCTCCTCTCCCTCGTTTATCGGAGGCATAGGTGGCAGGGGAGGAGGTGGAGGTGGAGGAATAGGAGGGGGTACTGGGTGTGGACCTACAGGGGCTGCAGGCTCCTCGTCCTCCTCTGGTGGTCCACCCGCCTCTGCCACTACATCTAGCAATAGGGGATAAAATGGGCCCGTTCCACGTGGGGGTGTACTGGCCGGCATGGCTAAAGGATTGTTCTCTTTGTTGTTGTTCCTCTCCCTCTCCTTCTCCCTGTTCCTCTCCCTCTCCCTCTCCCTCTCCTTTTCCTTCTCCCTGTCCCTCTCCCTCCCCCTCTCCCCAGCCCTGTCCCTCTCCCTCCCCCTCTCCCGGTCTCTGTCCTTCTTGAGGGGAGCACCCTCCGGATCCCCCTTCTTGCGCTTCTTGTTGTTGTCGAATGTCACATAGATGCACTTGCATGCTGGCTGGCCCGGGGCATTGGAAGAATTCTGACCGTCCTCTGGATCCTCGTCCTCCCCTCCTTCCGCTCCCTGTGGACCAGGTTCGCTCTCGCCGCCCTCTGCACCCGTCACTGCTGGTTCCGACGGTGGTGTCGGAGGTGCTGGCAGAGGAGTCGGGGGTTGTGGAGGAACCGGCGGCTTCCCAGGTCCGTGACCATTGTGGCCATTGTGGGGGGGAGGTAGTGGAGGAGGAATTCCAGAAGGTCCCCGAGCTAGAAACAGAGGAAGATATAACAGTGTTTTTATAGTTCACTTTCCAAACTCCAGTACAGCCAAACCTTGGAGCATCTTTGCCAAAACGCACATAATAGTGTCGCAAACCCTCCTCATCTGTGTAAAATAGTCCATCATAATCACATTGTCCCTCTGCTTTTTTCCACTCATCATTAAAGTTCTGATAATATATAGCTCCCCATGCTGTGTAAGGAAATTCATTGTCTGCCTTATTGTCAAACCAAACAGTCACAGAATGTCCTGATTTTTTGAAGCACCCTTTTGGGGGACACAAATACAGTTCCAAACTTGTGTCACTCATAGTCCAAGGCTCTGAACCATAAGGTGATGCCAGAAGACTTTTAAGCTGCAATCCCAACATTATTGCATTTTTAGCATTGCTCTCACTAACAGCAAGTGCTGGCACAGTTGTAAAGCCAAGACGAGGTATGTCCTTTTTTCTTGCAAAATACAGCATGACGCTTTCTCTGCGCATGAGTTCCCAATATGATATTTGATCTTTAAGGTCTGCGCTCCCCCTTTCATAATGCTGCATTATCACTTCCTGCAGTACATCGAAACGCCTGCTCAGATTCTCCATCATTCAATTCTTCTTCTGGAGGCAGGCCTAACTGATGATGAAGTTTCTTAAAGAATGATTTCCAGCTAGCATGTGTTAAGGAAAACAATGGTGTACCATCTGATTGAAATGGAAATTGTTTTGGAAACTCAAAAGTAACCATTCTACTATGCAAGTAAAAAAATTGTTGCTCTGCTTTTATATTAATATTTGAGGTCATGAGCATTGGTGGCAGTTTTACCTGTGTGGGCACATGATGTTTACAATCAACTGACACAAGATTGCCATCAAATGCACTTCTCATATTTACATCTAAAAAATTAAAGCATGAATAAGTTGCATCATCTAAATATCCAACTTTACACTCAGTTAAAGGCATTAGCCAAAAGTGACTCTTGCTATTCATATATGAAACAACATTTCCTTTTAAAAATGATACAAGGCTGTAGCAAAAGGTAGATTTTCCTGTATCAGGAGGCCCATAAATAAGCAAACAGTGTTTTTTAGGAGTACCTTCAAAAAGGTTACGGAGTGCACCAAGAAATGCCAAGAAATTAACTTCCTGATACTTTAAATATTTTGCTATCTGTGTCCAATCCCCATCTTCTGTAACATTGCTACAGCACTTATATATCCATTGTGCCATTGTCATCTGTTTCATCTCCTGTTTTTTATAAAGTCTTACCATTTTGGCACAATCTTTCACATATTTTACTTGAGCATTGCTCTTTAAAAAAGCTGCTGCATTAGCATCAACCTCAGCTTCTAAAGCATATTCAAATGCAATTTGAGACTCTTCAAAATAATCATTATCATATGCCCACTGCACCATTTTAGAAAGCTCAAATGTTTCACTTTGGCTTTGGTGAGAAACCATTGTCTGTCTTCTCAACCATTCTGGATAATGCCCAAATTTGTAAGTATCTGACACCATTGATTTTTTAAAAAAAAACAATGCTACTGGACAACTTCTATTTTTAGGAGGATCACAAAGTACTTGGCAACTGTTTATGTTCAGTAATTTCGCAAAATAAGATAAAATTGTATCTCTGCACTTAGCATTTTTAAAACACAATAAATACAATCCCATAAAGCCACATATTGTTACTTGAAAAAAGTCACACTGCTGTTCTAACAAAGACTTAGAACCCTCTAACACAGTATCTCTAGCTCCACAAACAAACACAACCCAGTCATTACCACAAGTCTTATTACTTTTGTAAACTCTTGTTAGCTCTCTAAAACTTATTCCAAAATTATCTTTAAACTTATTTAATAAAATGGCTTCCCTATTGTTAGCTTTTAATAAGGTGACTACAAGGTCACCGCCCGAGCAGCCATTTTGTTCTACAGGTACCTGCGACCGCGCAATAACATCTTCAGTTTCATTGTTAAAACTTTCTATGCCACTGTCTTCAAACAATCTTCTTTTGCTGTTTTTTTTAGGGGGAGAGATTGTAACTGCAGCTAATCTAGGACTCAAGTCTTGAACACGAGCTTGAGGGCTCGGGGTAGAATACTTTCGTTTTAGGTCGCTCAACTGCCTGTTGTTATCCTCATTAATCTGTGCATTAAACAGTGCCAAGTGATTCTCCTCTAATCCCTCCTCATTGATCTCTGTATCGTCAATTAAATTAGAAATATCTGTATCCTGCGTTTCATCATCAAACATCCTTTCAAAGCTCTCTTCCCCCGAACTACATTCTGCTTCTCTTATAATAAACCACCCGCCATTTTCAGTATTATCCATTGTTTTTCTGTACCTGGAGAGTTACCGTCCGCCATCTCGTTTGCAGTAGGTTCTGTAGCACTCAGGGCACACTATGCCCAAACCTTGTAACAGCAGCTGTTGAAATCCTCGAATAAGGCTTTCCTCAGCAACTTGCACAAAAAGCCTTAAGGTATTGTGACAGATATTGCAAGAGGTGACAACCCTATAGCGTTGGGGTTCAGGCTCCACCTCTTCTTCCGCGTCTATTGTTTCATTAGCCAAGAGGTTATCTGGTAATACCAACTCTTGCAAATCTAAATCTACATCTTTTATTGTAGGAGTATTACCAATCATTTCTAAAACAACTATTACACTTGTTGCGCCAGCACGTTCTCACCAAAATAAAAGGACTCTTTCTTACAACACAGTTAAGCTTCTCTAAAAAAGACAACACACTCATGCAATGTTGACAGCGAACAACAAGTCTTTGTAACGGCACATTAGTTATTGCTTCCACACCATCCCCTTCTAAGCAGATAGCAGTATTCTTAACACAGTCCTCAAAAGACTTTTTATAACAACAATAAGAACAAACACCAAAAACAAAATTCCCATACCAAACAAGATTTAAAGCTTTTTTATCAAACTCTTGCTTATCTAAATTTGTTAAAGGCAATTCACAAAATATGCATTTAATAAGGATACGCTCCACAGGCTGTTGCAGGCGTCTGCTCAAACCCAAAACTGTAGTTGGTTTAGCCATGTGCGCTATGAGTGTTACTTCTTTACAGCTTCTTATATATGTACCTTTTTTGGTACATGTTAAAACATACACGCAGTAATTGTTGCCAACAATCATTTTAAAGTAATAATGTTGAAATACCTTTATTGGTATCAGCGACCGAAATCGGTATTCTGAAATGAGGCCAAGTACTTACCTAGCAAGCTCGGATAATCTTTTAATCCTTAAACAATAGGGTCACTGAAGGTGAACTGAGTTGGCGTCTTCAAGTCTAGGCAAGAGCACAGAAGTTCTGCCAAGCGCGTCCGCGAGAAGCCAAATGTTCTGCCAAGCAGCCTAACTTAAGCCTTTAATACCGGGTGCGGTCGCGATTTTGTCAAGATTTGAGTTGATGAATAAGCCAGATGTTTTTTTTTGGCAGTGCATTTGTTACTCAGTTGGTAGTCATCAAGAAAGAGGCTTTAGACTTGTTATATAACATATTTTATTTTAAAGAAGGAACACACAAATATATTTTA